TTCGAGGCACATCACTCAAGTAGTTATGAAACTTGAGGCCTGCTTAAATAATCCTGCTCATAATAAGCTCCATGTCTCGTGAGAGAGATGGATTATGGCTTTCATTTTAAGCGATACCTGCAAATGGTGTCTTACTAGAGAGGCAGGGATCACAACATTCATTGTGACCGCGCATTCCTCTAGTAAGCTCTATAATCATGGTTAAATCAAACCGTGGTTCAAGTATTTCTTAGAATTCAAGATTTTCTGTTCAATTGCTGTGTGAGCCATGCTCGCAACAGTACTTGAAAGATTTTCTTGATAGAAAGTTGGACGACCCTTAGTAAAATCTTCGATTGTATCGAAGAACCGTGCTGCTAATGCAGCTTCGGAACTAATTAGTCGTTCAGACGTTCTTGCTTCCAACATAGACGGATCAGGCAATGAAATTACCTGTATCATGTCTTTTACAGACCCACTTTCGATTATTCGAAGTGACTCTGCTAAGACTTTAAGTCTATTAGATATAGCTTTTGCCAATGGTGAGACTATAATCAAGTAGGTAGGAGACGTCCACAAATCGTAAGGATTTGCGAATGCTTCAGCGATTTTATTAAAATATGGTCCGGTAAATAAACCTGACTCATAATTAATAGCTTCTGCTGTTCCTTTCTGAATTAGTTTATCTGCACTTTGATATATATATGTCAAAATCAGGTTTTCTAATTCTTTTTCATTATAAAGAGGAAGAACATAATCAGATGTATATTTCATTTTGATTACATTAACTATTGCTAATGTATCTCCATGATCTATATATCTTCTGAATGCGTCCATTCCTAAAAGTTTAACTTTTAGAGATGATCTCATTCTTGAATATGTTCCCATTCTTTTATATAGAGAAAGGATCAAATCCACTTTTGTTACAGCTCTCATAGAGTGTTGTCCTCTTGAATACAATGTATAAATCATTTGATATATTAAATGATATTTATTCATTGAATCTAGGAAACCTCTAAGTTGAATTCCTGTAATTTCTTTACCTTCTTGGAACCATCTTTTGGCAAACTCATACGTAGTTTTACTCGTATGTGTTTTGTGTGGACTTGTGTCCACACCAAGTCGTTGCATAATCATTTTATATGATTGTGCTACTGCATCATTATAAATAACTATATCATCTCCTAACAGTATATACTGTTTGAAGTTTTGTATGTTATTTAGTTTTGCTGCATATGCGACTACTAGATGGTGACAAATTGCGAAGGTAGACCAAGAACTATATGCTCCCATGGGTTGACCACAATTGTATTTTACAGTTGTGTCATTCCACGGAACGTAGAATTCATGATCAATAAGGATTGATTTCCAAGATCTAGCAAAATCTCTATTAAATAGAGCTTCTATTAGATTTTCTTGGATCTCAATTGGGAATCTATCAGTAGCGGCCGTTAGGTCGATACTATGATATGATTCATTATCCTCCTTATTAGAAATTATTGGATCCTGTGTAAAAGTTCTATCTTGAGATAAATTATTTCTCAAAATTTCGAATTGGATATCATGAACCCCTTTTAGGGCTTCTTGAGACCAATAATCGAAAATAGCGATCACTCGGGCTTTCGCCTCTGGATCTTCTATTATACTTAGTTTTCTAATTTTATTAGAATCTTTGTATTTTTGATTATATAATTTCACAGAATCATCGTAACCTATTTTGGTTACACTTGCCCATACATCTTTAACTTTGGCTGCTATTGCATCCTTGTTAATTATGCATTGGAAAGTTTTGAAATTGTGTTTTAATCTCTGATGGGCTTTTTTAACAATATCACGAGGCCATCTTTGTCTAGTTTCTAATAAGTAACTATATAAAGTTGGACTGATATCTTTAATATTTTCAACTAAAGAATCAGGTAAAACAACAGCATCTCTCCATGAAAATAACGTGGCTCGTCCTTCTGGACCAGCTTTGTTAGATAATCTTAATTTATTTGGTGTCCAAGATATTTCTCGGTTACCATGAATTCTGTTTTCCGAAAGGAATTCAGGAATGAAAGCTGTTAATTCAGCAATAATTAAATTATCCTTAGAGGATGGTGTTGTAATCGTGCTTGTTGACGGATCTTTTGTACCAGGAATGGCTCGGCTTATGGATAACAAGGTTAGTACGAAACTTATGTTTCGTCTTTCTTTATTTTCTATAAGTGAATTAAAGTATGGTGTTGCTTTTGGCAACCCCTTAGAATTTAGACCAATACGCCCTGGGAAAACTTTAAAAGGTTCTCCTGCGATGTATTTTGTATAAATTAATCTAAGATCTTTAATTCTCTGAATTGTCCAAAGTGTTCCACTTTTAGTATGCCAACTTGATACTTGGTTAATCCAAGTTTCAATAATTGATTTACTATTAGTTACATTTGGGAACCAGTAGTATGAGATCCATGATAATAGACCTTTAATTTTATTTAATTGGTTTATTGTCATTGTATTGATTATTATTGGATCAGACGTGTCTTTCCAGATCAACAGATTTCTCCTTAGAGACTTCCATTGACGGAGTCAATACACTATGGCCCTTGTAACAGGGGGCTATATTGTCTTACGATATGGCCG